TCATATACCGCAGGATTAGACTGCTGTAATTCACCAATGTTTTTCTCTCTAATATTAACTTTAAGTATCTCTAAATAGTTTCTGCTATCTAAATCTATTGGTTCAGTACCCTCATCACGAATAGCTTCATTATAAGCAATAGCTGCTTTAATACCTTGTATTCTCATAGGGTCTGCATATGAAGATATAGATTTTACAGATACTGGTTTGTAATAGTCTTTCTCTCCAGACTTGATACTATCATGGATATTCTTTTCAATCTTAGCTAGTAAACCAATAACTTCTAATTGGTCCACTTCAGGCTTAAGTAATACTTTCTCTCTAAGTATTCCTTGAAGTTCGTCTTTAATACTATCTTTAAATACAGACTTATTGATTGGAAGACCTTTGATATCCATTTGCTTATTCTTAGGTACTATATTACCCTCTTGAAGCTCTTGGATTGTAGCGTAGTTCTTCTTAGCTGGTGTAAGTAATGCACGTTTAAATAAGAACTCATTCTTCATGTCGATAAGACATACTTTGTATGGTGTCAAAGTATTATATTGCTCAGCAATAAGATGGAAGTGAGACTTAAGAATCTTACTTACGATATAGCATAAGATATTTACACTGGAAATACGTACCGCATCATATCCCTCGGTAATCTTAGTCTCTTCTTCGACTTCTTCGATTTCATCAGTATAGAAGTTGTATAATTCTTTTCTCTCTTTAGTTACAACTTCCTTGAGGTCATTAACTAATGTACAATCATGGTCTACTAAGATATTATCTACAAGATGAATCCATTTATCTGTACTAATTACAGAAGAGTCTGTATCTGTAAGCAATACGATATCCCTAGTCATTGTAGAGCATCTTTCAAACTTATCAGATACAATGTATCTCATATAACACCATTCCATAAATATAGTTGTAAGCTTATTTAGACTTTCGACTATATTCTCTGGTGGTTCATTAGGATTCATAAATGGTTCATTAATACCACTAAAGATATTCTTAACCAAGTCTTGTACATGAGATGAATCAACTACAAGTTTATATAAGTTATTCTTATAGTATATCTTATTAAGTACTTCTTGAGATTGATACATCAGGATATTCCAAATGATATCACTATACTTACTGAAATGCTCTTCTGTATCATTAATCCATACGCCACAAGATTCTATAACTTTCTTATAGACTTCTTCTATAGGGATATCTCTAGACAACCCTAGTTCTCTGCTATAGATATGAGATGGTTCTTTAATAATTCTATTCAAGAATACTACAGCTTCATCTATATTCTGGAACTTAAGATTATTAGTGAAGATTTGTTCAAATAGACTAATAGCATGAGTAATAAGCATACGACCTGTAGCTGTAGTTCCAACTGCAACGTATAAGTTATATGATGCTGATGCTGGTGAACCAATATCACCATATGTAGCATTACCATCACGTTTAGCTAATAACTGTAATAGGTTATACTTATTGAATTCATCTGAACCCTTAGGGTATTCAAACATCTTCTTCTTATAAGCTTTACGTTTAGTTACATAAGACTCTAATAGTCTATAAAATGGAGTGAACCCTTCTTCGTGTTGTTTAAACAAACACCCATTAGGAACTAAGATAGGTTTATCTGTCTCTATCTTATTAACTAAATCAGTTAACTGTAAGTCAACCACAATATCTTTATAGTTATTATCTATACGTACATCTGGATTATTAAACTTCCGTTCAATAGTATCTTCAATAAAGAACTGTATTTCATCTATAGTCAATGTCGGGAATTGCATACGTAATAACGTAGTCATTTCCTCTTTATATTTCTTAATCACATTCAAATCTAGTTTCATAGCTCATACCTCCTGGTTAGTTTGGTGTTTTAAGCTATGTATTTTTGTATTTTTAAACCAGATTGCTAGCTATAGCTATAACAATACAGTAATCGTGGTTACCAAAACCATATAAATCCAAGAAAAATATTTTTCTTTTAAATCAATTCTTAATATTAAGGAGGATTATCTCATGTTTTTTGATGACGACATTATGTTAGAAGACGCTCCTGTACTTGAAGATACAGCACAAAGTGTAGTTGAAGCTACTGCAGCATCTTACTTGTACACTGAGCTTGCTAAATTGGATGACGAAGCTCGTAAAGAATTCGTTGAATCCGCTGAAGCTGAAGCTTTATTGGAAAAAGCAGTTCTTAACAAAAAGACTATGGTTCGTTTGTCCCGTCAAGATGATATGGCTCGCCGTGTAAAAATCGCTGCTTATCAATTGGCTAAAGACAAAAAAGATCCATTGTGGACTAAATTGGTTCTTAACCGTGTTAAAGAACGTCAACTTATCGCTAAGATTGTTCAAAAATACCACAATGCAGCAGTTAAACTTGCTAAAGTTGGTCAACGTGAATTCATCAAATCCGCATCCAAAGTTAAAGCATTACCTAATAAAAAATAATCACAAAGTATCCACTATAGGGCACTGCTCTATAGTGGGTATTTTGCCTATAAAAATCAACAACGTTCCGGACATATAAATGTATATTATAGTAGTAGTAATATACATGGTTTATTTTATAAGGAGGAGCGTTTATGAATAACCTAGCTAATTACGGTATCTATGCTGACTATGTCTTAGGTAAAGATATAGTCATAGACGTAGAAAAGATTAATATATATAATTGGGAATCTCACTACCAAAGCATTCTAAATATCTTGAAAGATATGATTGAATCTGAATTGGTGAGAACTAAAAAGATTGGTGTACGTATTGGTGGTAAAGTTATTAAGCTTACATTCGCACACTATATGATTAATATGATCTTCTGGAATATCATCGTTAAAGTCGGTGATACTATTAAGCCAGAACACTTATTCTTCGATAACTGTATCCCTGGTAGAGCTATCGAAAGCTATATTAATAAACTTATCATTGGTCCATATAGAGAAATTATTCCATTGAAGACTTTGAATCAAGCTATTGCTGATATGATATTCAATATTAGTTTCGTGGACCAATTTGCACCATTCTTCGTTAATAGTGTAAACTTACATGACGAAGTTATGATGCTTAAGAATATTCCTGAATACAGAAACCTTATCTATCCTAACTTAGATGATGTAACTTTATCTGAATCTAAGTCTTATGGTAATAAGTTGATTGATAAGATTCAGGACTATGTAAAGAACTCTAAGAAGTATATTGGATATGATCATATCTATGCTAATGCTTTTAGAGCAAAAGAAACTATCAACCTTAAACAGTTGAGAGAGTTTATGGGATTCATTGGTGCTAAACCAGATGGTGAGGGTGGTGTATATCCATACATTATATCCAATAGCTTTATTACTGGTGGTGTAAATAATAATGTATCCTATTTCATCGAATCTGCTGGTGGACGTATTGCACAAATCTTAGCTAAAGATAACGTTGGTGATGCAGGTTACTTTGCACGTCTTCTTGGTCTATTAGCTCAAGAAAGCTATCTCCATGAAGACAAGAACTTCAAATGCGATACTCAAAACTTAATTCCTATTACGTTTGATAATAAAGTCTTCTTCGATAAGTATATAGACAGATGGTGTCGTTTAGACCCTAATGGTTTTGATGTACTTATTACAGAAGATAGCTGGAAAGACCTCAAGGGTAAAACTGTATATCTATATAGTCCAGCTACATGTGCATCTGCTGTACATGGTCATGGTATTTGCTATCGTTGCTATGGTAAGTTAGCTCATACTAATAATAATATCAATATTGGTAAATTCGCTGCAGAACTTATCAGTAGAGAGTTTACTCAAGTACTATTATCAGCTAAGCATCTTCTTGAAGTTAAGCTTCAAACTATTGAATGGCCTGCTAAGTTCCAAAAGTACTTTACTATCTTTGATAATCGTATTCTTCCTAAAGAAGAAGTAGACTTGTCTAAAGTTAAGATTCGTATCTATAAAGATAGTATCTCTGAAGATACTACAGATGAAGAATACGATTCTATCCGTGAAGAACGTGAAGATACTGATATCTTAAATGAGTATATCGATAAGTTCATGATCATCGATGAAGATGGTGGTGAAGAGATTGATATAGACCATGTATCTAAGTTCTATCTTGGTGATGTCTTTGGTAGAATGGTTAACTCTAGTATTCCTGATGATGATAGTGAATACTTCGATGTACGATTACATGTAGCTAAGAAGAATGCTAAACCGTTATTGAATGAAGAAACTCCATTATTCTTTATGCGTATTCAAAATAACGAATTAGCTAAAACAATGGAACAAGCTCAACGTATTATCAATATTGCAAGCATAACTCCTAAGTTTACATTACCTGAAATCATTACTAAGTTTAATGCTACCATCATCGAGGGTGGTCTTAACGTAATGAGTGTACATACTGAAGTTATCATTGCTAACTTAGTTAGAGCAGCTGATGATATTATGGGTAAACCTGATTGGTCTTATCCTGAAGCCAAGTATCAATTACTTGCATTAAGTACAGCATTGAGAGAAAATCCATCATTGATTATCTCCTTAGCTTATGAACGTATTAAAGATACATTGAAGAATCCTAATACATTCTTAAAAGAAACTCCATCTTCTATAGATTACTATTATATGCTTAATCCTCAAGAGTTCTTAAATCAAGAAGCTAGAGACTTGTCTATAGATGATACTAAGAAAGAAGTCAAGAGCATGTTTGTTAAAGTTGAAGACTAAAGAAACTATACAGTATGGGAGCTATTCCCATACTGTATTCTCTTTAAAGGAGGTATTATGAGAGCTATAATACGAAATACTTGTATAGTAGTTACTGATTATACTCCAGGTAAAGTACCTGGATTAGAAAAGTACTTTACTATCTTCGATCCTCTGACTCATACATATAAATACGTAGGAGTCAGGTTCGATGAAGAGAAGAGACTTATGTATCTCCCTAGAGGGGTTGATACAGGATTTATAGCTAGGACTTTAGGTGTAGAAATGGAACGTGAGTACAATAGTGATCCATATGAGCAGACTACTATGACCACTATTAAGTATATGCCTAGAGATGATGTACAAAAAGAAGCTTTAAGATTCATTCTAGCTAAGGGTGAATATATGGCCAATAGTAATAGGACACAGTTGTCAGTAAACTTAAATACTGGTGCTGGTAAAACCTATGTAACTATAGCGGCTATGGCATATTGGAATGTAAAGATATGCGTAATCGCCTCAAATAAGGCATGGTTAGAACAGTGGCAAAACTGTGTAGCAGAATATACTAATACCGACATTAGGGAGGTACTGATAATCACTGGTGCAGCTGCTATACACAAGATTCTTAAAGGATTTACTGACCTGTCTAAGTATAAAGCATTCATGGTAACCCATTCTACACTAAAGAACTTTGGTGAACGATTTGGATGGGATTCTATAGGTGAACTATTTAAGAAGCTTAATGTATATATGAAAGTATTTGATGAAGCACATCTTAACTTTGAGAATATTGCCAGTATAGACTATGCTACAAATACAAAGAAGACTTTGTATCTTACTGCTACACCTATACGGAGTAATAGTGATGAGAATACTATATATAAACTATACTTTAAGAATGTACCTAAGATAGACTTGTTTGATGCTGATAATGATCCACATACAAGATATCATGCTATACTATATAATAGTAGACCGACCCCACAAATGAGAGCTAACTGTTATAATTACATGTATGGGTTAGATCGTAATAAGTATATGAACTCATTAGTCAATACTGAAGAGTTTAGAAAGATTATGCTTGTTATGATGGATAAGATTCTTCGTATAGGCGGTAAAGTCTTAGTATATATTGGAACTAACCAAGCTATCGAAGAGATTAAAGTCTGGATAGAAGAGAACTATCCAGAGTATCGTGGTGATGTTGGTATATTTACATCCACATATACACAAGCAGAAAAACAAGTAGCTTTATCTAAGACCATCATTCTCTCTACAACTAAGTCTGCTGGTGCTGCTTTAGATATACGTGGACTTAAGGCTACATTTGTTTTAAATGAACCATTTAAGTCTGAAGTATTAGCTAGACAAACCCTAGGTAGAACTAGAAACGATGATACTGATTATATTGAGTTTGTAGATACAGGATTTACATCTACTAGACAATATTATAGAGCTAAGAAGCCTATATTTAAGAAATATGCTTCAGACTGTAAAGAAATTCAGCTAGATTTCAATACATTGAATAATAAAGCTGAAGAACTTGAGTTGATTCGTGAGAATGTAAAAGCTCAATATGAAGCAAACCGTATGTTTATAGACTATCGGGATACATTCGATATAAATAGTGTATATAAGAAAGATAAAGATAAATAAAGGATTCCG